GCTGTAATTCCAGGGTCAATCTCAAAGTTCTCTCCGTCAACGCACTCTTCTGGATTAATAGAAGTTGTGGTTGATAAGGTATTTCTGCCGCCTGAGAAGGTCAGTTTAACCATACTTCGGCCTACTCCTGTTTTGAGTTAGATAAGCCGCAGCACGAGCTAATCCTTTTTTCTCAAGAGTTGGATCATAATCTTTCTGTCTATATCTTTTCCACATTTCAGTAACGGCAATACTAGCCAATTCAACAACAGTATCACTAAACGGAAAAGTATCAGTAATCAAATCCAAGGACAAACGTTTGATATATAGATATTTATAAGTATCACCAACCTGTTCATCTTGAGGATCAGTATCAATTCTTACCTTACTGTTTTGGGGATTAATAGCGTAGGCATTTGGTTGTCCTGTAAAATCAGCAGGATCAGTTTGATCATTCCACAACGCTTGATATCCACCTCTATAGGGCATCATAACAAGATTATCAGTCTCTTCCCTGAAACGTTCCGCCCCAAATGTCTCAAAATCAGCAGCCAAATCATATTCTCTCTGACCTAATACCAATACAATTGTATCTTCTGACACGCCTTGACTAAATAATTTATCAGAATAAAAACCATGAACCACATCATTCCAGGCTATTCTAGCTATATCAATATCAACTTGTCGTGCGGTATCCACAAAAGACGTCAGTTCCCCGGCGTCTCCTTTGATTGAATTTGTTCTTTTGAGAACAAGATTAACCGCTTGCAGGAATGTGAAGGCCATCAGCTTCCTCTTGTGTTTTTAAACCTTTATGAAGTATTGTATCTCATAGCATTGCCAAGATGAACAGTGGTAAGTGGTTCATCTGATTGAGTCGGAACAACTTGTTTTTGACCAGGATCAGCGCCACCTGTAATAAAATGTGGATACTTAGCTCCTTTAAGAAGATGGTCAGGATCAATTGTACCATCTTCAACAGCACCTTCAATAATAGGAAGAATTTTCCTCTTATTACAATATGGCCTCACTGGAATATCATGTGCTTTTGCAATTTTATGCAATTCGTTGCGGCGTAACCGACTAATTGGTGTTCCCTCGAACTGTTCTTTGCCCATTGATTTTATAGCAATCATATTAATCTCCTTGCGTCTTTATAGACCGTTTCTGTGGTAATGGGGGCCGAAGCCCCCACTATATTAATCTAATGCACCAGCACCAGTAACAAGGGAGAAACCCCATTCACCAGTAGTTGGCGTTGTAGCATTGGTTAAAACCTTAGCAGCGTGCCAGGATTTCCAAGCCATAGAGCGAACCTCATTAAAAGGATCGCCTGTACCAGCAGAACCAGCAGCATGTTGGATCATCATAACAGCAGGTAGTGTGTCACCAGCCATATAAATTTCCTTGATGTGCCGCATTCCTAAACCAACAGAACCGTGATGTGATCGACCCATAATAACAGTTGGATATAAATCAGCATCGCCACCTGTAGCGGCTCGAACACCAGCAGCAGGTAAACCACCAGCACCAGCGTCAATAGTTGCTTCTGAGGTAGAGATAAAGCGCACCCCACCGAAACTACCAATTTCACCGATTTCAGTGGTTACTTGGCTACCATATTGTTCAACGGGAACAAATCCGGTAAACTGACGAATATCTTCTTCAATATCCACATGGCAAATACCCCAATAGGCATCGCGTTGTGGCACTGTGCTGATATTTGTAGAACCAAGTGACATGGGTGTGAATTTCACTGCGTCATTGCGTTGAAGCAAATTAACAACTTTTCTCACATCATTTGCAACGATTTTAGCCGTTACGTTGGTTGCAGAAGTTGCTGATCCACCAAATTCAATGGTGGAGTTATCTTCTAGTTCGTTCCGTTGCAAACGGTTCAAAGATTGACCAGCGTTGATGCCCAGGATTTCCATAAGCTTCGCAGTTTGACCAGTAAAGTTGATTAAATCAGCTTCTTCAGTCAAAAAGATTACAACACCGAATTTCTGAACTGTAGCAGTCAGATCGTTACTAGATGGTTGTGTCCCTGTCCGAGTAGGTAAAGATAGATCACCTGTTAACTCAGACAAAGGTGTGGTTGTTGGACTAAGGTTTTCAATCCTACGCCATTTTGCTGTGAAACTGCCTGAATTTTCGACAATTTCAGCCGGGTCTGACCCTAGAAAATAGGGGCATCTAGCCTTTGCGTTCATCAACAATTTGCGTTGAAATTTCACATTGACTGGACCCGGGATTTCGGTTGTGGTTGTTAAAGCCATAACATTGGCTCCTTACTCAAGTGACGCGCATTCTTCCTCGAATTCTTGATCAGTCATAGACAATATTTCTTTGTCTGTCTTTCCTTCTCGGGTTCTGCCTGCGTCTGGTTCATTATTACTATGACCATCAGCGGCAAGATGTGCTTGGACCACTTTAGCGGCAGAGGGATCAATTATTAATTCCTCTTTCACCTTATCACGCAAACCTTCTTGCGCGGCTTTGTATGCGTCAGGGTTCTTACTCCTGTTATTATACGCGTCTACAAATTTTGGGTCTTCCTCAGCTAAAGTTTTAACAAGTCCCTTAATGACAGTATCAGAATGTTTAATTTCCGAACCCTCTTTAATAAAGGACACATTATCGCCTATGGCTGTGTCGTACTCTTGCTTGGCAGCAGTATTAGCAGTTTTTTGATCCTGCTCTGCTTGCCGTGTTTCCAGAATAGTCAAACGGTCATCCGCTTTCTTTTCTGGTTGCTTATAGTCATCAACTAATGCGTCTAAATCGACTTTTTCCTGGGTCAAGGCCTATGCCTCCTATTTCTGTGGTTCGAAAACCGTTCTTAAGCGGTGCATTCCATTAATTTGTCCTTTTTGGTAAATACTCTTTCGGACTTCCTTCTCAGCATCGCAGTCTATTGAAGGTTTAAAATCTCTATGCGGCTGGTGATGGTCCACTAATGCTTCCAACAACTCCTGAAATTCCTTGTTCTCCTGGAGCTGTTTGAGGAGCACTTTGTGGTTGATTGATAAATCTTTCTGGGTTTGCGAAGACATTTAGTAACTCCTTAAGGGCTTCCTCACGATTAAACATTGGTGGTGCGCCAGTTTGTTGTGATTGTAAATCAAATGCAGCAGCATTTTGTAGCGCGCCTAATTGTTGTTCTTGTTTCTGGCGTTCAGTCAATGGTCCACTGGAACCCACTACTTCAAATTCAACATGATCCGGCAAGTCTTCTTTTGCAAGTGTGACATAACCCTCCATACCAGCGGCATTAACAAAAACACTTTGTTTTTTCATGACTTTCTTGATGATGGCATATTCCATTTGCAGTATAGGGCGTAAAACTTCTTTTTCTTTAGCTTGCACATAGTCGTCTGTCCTGACAAGACCCCTGACAGACTCAACCTCAGCCGCAAAGGCAGTTGTGTGTGATTTAGCCGCAGCACCACGTCTTGGGGCCGTGACACCTGTTAAATCTTCATATTGTTGTAAAGCAAGGAATAAAGCAGCTTGAATTTCACCAATCTTCCATCCACTCATAATTCTAATCGAGGTATCAATATCATCAACCGGATTATGCGCGCCGGGGAATAAATTAGGCCCACCTTGTTTTTTTAATTGTACGTTAGTATCATCGTATATAGTAGGAGGCAAAGCAGAAAGGGCGGCAGCAGTAGCCATATTATTTGTCAGTTCTGTAGCAAGTTCTTGAATTGGTTGGCCTTTCATTAATGGACTAGACCCGTAAGGGGAGTTTAAATTATCCCTCATATATACACCAGTAATCAAGGACCGGAAACCAAACTCATTTTTACGTGATCTGACAACCAACGGACTACCAGCGCCTGAAATTACCACCCAGATCGTCATATTAGGAACAAAAAGTGTCTCTCTTGATGTGGGAATAATTAAATCACCCTCAAATTCAACAATATGAAGAATTGCGTCCTTATCTGCATCCAATTTACTCATCTGAATAAAGGTTTTATCTTCTTTTGCGGCAATCTTTAATGCTGCTTCTGACTTCCAAAATTCTCTCATAGGAGAAGGAGCAATAAACTGGCCCTCTAGCGTCATTTGATCAACACGGGTATCAAGATAAAGGTTTTTAGCTGAAATAGGCACAACAGCAACGCCAACCGCTGTATCATCTGAAAATGTACCATCAAAAGAAGGTTGTTCAGCTTTAATAACCTTACCTCCGTAGGTTCCATATTTCAAGGCATCAATATCAAAAGCCTCAACGGCTCGACGAAACTTAAAATTTTTATGATTTTTATTCATAACCGCTTTAACTAAAACATCGGCTTGCTCTTGTTTTAATTCTACCGCAGCCGGCTTATCGCCAATAAGAGCCATTGTCTCTCTGCGGTTATTCCATCTTGTAATAAATTTATCAGATAAATCTGAATGAGGTAGAAACCATTTATTATCCCGTGGAAATGTTAATTGTCGTGCATCCGCCTGTAGAACTTCTAAAGCGGAGGCTTGTAAAGGAAGTTCTGTATTAGGTAGCCAGTCGTCTTTATCACCTTCAACATGTTTCTTGGGTTTTGGTATCATATCTACCTGACGATCAACCTCTTTCCATATACGAGCGCGCTCAAGTCTATCCATTGAATTAGCCCGGTTGGCAAAATCCATAGCGATAGTCTCAGCGGCTTTAGCCCACTGATTAGGCGTTAATCGTACTTCTCTAACATTTCTCACATTATTACGCCTTGTTTACCAATAATCATTTCCTCAGCATAAGGAATTATATGTGCTAAAATCTGCTTTTCTGAACTATCCGCGCTATATTCTATAGTTTGTGCCATTCCTTCAAATTCCAAACTACCCCATAAAGCATGAATACAAGGTTTCCCATTTTCACCAATCCCTAAGCCAAAAGCAAAATAAATATCGTGGCCCGGTGAAATCTCAACAACCTTCTTTTTTACCTTTTTAACCGGTAATGCATCAGCTAATCTCTCAAGCACATATTGCTTAGATACTAAGTCTTTATCGACCTGATCAGCTAAGTTCATCTGTGTAATCCACCTAGTATTTGCCTCGGTTGTTGCACTGTTGCAACTGTGGTAATATTAACACGACTTTTCCGTAAGTCAATCATTGCATATCTGGTTGCTGCCATGATGTCATCTTTCTTATCCACAATACGACCATCTTTACGGTGATACATGCGTTTCTCTTCAAACCATAAACTCAAGTGGGAAAACACTTTGAAGCGTCCTGTTAACATGCGTTCAAGTATACTATCAACTATTGGTTCAATGGCTTGAGCGCCACCAATTTTTTCATCATAGCGCGCAGAACGGCGTAACATTTTTACACCATGTTTCTTATAATTCTTATATAAAGGTCTTGCATTACCTTTATCCCGTTCCATACCATCATGTGGCCAAGCACATGGTATCCAAGCGCCACGTTGTTTAATAGCATCTGCATGATACAAGGTTGTTTGACTTGATTTTTTGTAACAATCTGTCACATAGACAATATCTTTATCGCGATCCCACGCCAACCATACACCCGCGGCAGGGTGATCCATACCAAAATCAATACCGCATATCTGGGTGAAGTGTCTGGGAATTGGGAAAGGCTCAATTTTAAGATCATCGTCTTTCACTTGATAAACAGCACCAGAACCCATCATGGGAATACCGCGTTCCCGTGTGTCTCGCTCCCAATCCTGATAAGTCGCCGATAGTTCCGCCCTAGCCTCTAAATCCAAGTGAGGGCAATCATCCCAAGTTACATTTTTCATGTAAGCAGGGGAGTCTTTATCAATAAGGAAATCAACCACACCAGTAGAACCGGAAAGTGGGGTGAAGGTTAATAGGATTATACCCTTCTTATCAAGGGTACGGGTTTTAGCTTCTGAGAAAATATCCCAAGGTGGCTCTTCATCAAGCCAAACTCCATCTTTTGAAGCTCCTTGCCATTTCTTACGGCCCTGCTCATAAGTTTTAAGTTTACAAATAGATGTGCCGCCAGAGACATGTTTGACTTTAATAACATCAACAACATCGGGTATTCCAGCCTGACGGTACTTTACTTTTATAAGTTTATCTTTTGGTATCCACCCTGTACCATGGGCACCCTCTTCTCCTAGTAATTCAAATTGGACAACATCTCTAGATAATTCATTGGTTTCGCAGCCCGTCCACCAATTCGTAGGATGATTAAAACGCTTTCCAACCCACCAATCAGGATATAAACCCGTTAGGTGCATAGCGACCTCTTCCCCCGCGGTCATAGTTTTACCGCAACGGTTCCCGGCCATTATTCCACGTGTCGGATGAGTTAACCCTTCTGCAAAAAACTCAAGTTGCCATTCATAATTTCCGAAGTTGGAATTACTCGGAGGTTTTTTGTGATCGAACAGTCTTGAGGTGAACTTTTGGAGTTTTCTCCCCTTCATCCTGTTTTTCATTTCTGATAATAGGGCTGTGTTCAACTTTCCATTCTCCATTTATATGAATCATTCTACCGCCTTCAACACGAATATCTGGTTGTGTTTCATAACCATACAGGCGTCTATCCCCATCCATACCCATTAATCGACATCCTTTAGGAATTTCAAAGGAAATCCCCATTGTTTCGGCTTTACTTATCCAGTATTCCATATTGGAAGCCCCAGCATCGCACTTCATAGCATCCATACTGTTGTGGGGGTTAAAATCACAACCAAACAAACCAATATGGTTAGCCCCCTTCAACATAGCATAAACAAGGGCGTAAGAGACAGAATTATTGATATAGATTGATCCAAACTTGTCTGCCACGTCCTGAATAGGGAATTCTTCTGTTTTATAGTCTGGGTGGTGGGCAGAAGTAACGATAGGCATTCGTTTAGGAAGGTCTTTGGGGATTGTTAGAGCGTTATCCAGGCTATCCATGTGGAATATTTTATCGTACTTCCTTAAAATACCGGACATGCCGTTAATCACCCAGACCTGATCATATTCTTCTTCAATATCGGCTGTATTTCCTATTTGTCGGCTTAATTGGACAACCATATGGAGGCATTCATCATCAACAGGCAGTTCGTTTGTATGAACGGCTTCTACAAGGGAATGGTAGGCTTTTCGGTAATAATCTTCTCGGGTGACGTTATTATAAACTTTGTCGAACCACACTCTATTTGTTGGTCCCATTGCTACAATAGCTACGCGCATAATCATGCTCCTTCTGAGGGAAGCATAATATTTTATGAAAAATTAATCAAGAATTAATATTCAGTATAGAAAACATCTGGGGTACCATTATCAGCTACAGCACTGATTTCACCAATATAAATATTATCAACTGGCATTTGCCAGAATGATTTTTTAGGTATAAAAATACCTTTCTTGTCATCATCGACTGAGGCTGCTTGTAATTTTATCCACACCCCTTGATTGGTATCATCATTATTTACACAAAAGAAAAGACGATTATCATTGGCAAGAGTTACTGTTACAGCAGTTGATGTATTAGTAGCAATAGCATCAGATAATTCTGCTGTGTCATTTGAATTTACATTTCTTCCAGTCATTATGGTCATGGGATTGGCACCGGATTTATAGGAGGGTTGGCTAGGAGATTATTCTCAACTTCTAGAACAGTGAAGAATGCAAGAGAAGTATTGCTGTTAGTGGAGCTTCTTACCCGAACGACAACATCTGTTTTCTGCGGTAAAGCTATCTTTCCAGCAACCCGCACGATCTGGGAATTTTGGTACGTAGAAAGTCTGGAGCTGATAACGGTTGCTCCATTCAGAGGAGTGACGAGTGTTTCAAAAATACAATCTTCGTTTTTTCTACAAAATAATGTGATCTGTTGAACAAAAGAAGATTTTCCAACCGGAACAGTATAAATAAGGGATTTGCAATCGCCTATGCCTTTTGGGATTTTCATTCGTTCTGTGCCACCACCGGAAACCCTAATACTTAAATCGCCGATATTAGTATTCGTAGGGATGGAACCGGCTGTTAAAACAGTAGCATTTCTTGTTCTGAAATGTAACCCCGTAAGAGTAACAGGTGTCGTACCGTTAAGTATAGCTACTGTACTTTGAAGCTTATAATCAGCATCCAGTGAAACAATAATAACAGTTCGTGCACCAGTTCCTAGCGCTGTGTCATTTGCATTACTACTGACTATCTCCCATGTTTCCGCAGATGTTGGAAAAGATTGTTGTCCCCCTGTTGGCGTTAAATCAATGAATGTATCTTTCAAAACATCAAAATTCTCTCCAGGAAGAACAAGTAATTCAAAACCTTCAACATTACCAACTTGTATTTGAAAACGGGAATCTGTGACAGGCATAGGAGCTGCGATAGAGACATCTACCTCACCACCACCTACATCTAAAAATGCTTGTTTTACGGCCATAGATTAGATATAGCATGAAAAAAATCCCCGACCATAGGGAAATGGACGAGGAGAGAGGGGGGTGTGACAAATTTGTACTATTAGTGTGGTATAATTACGACAACTCAGCAATCAGTTGATCTTTGGTTTTTTTACTTGAGTCTTTAACCAACTTGGCTAATTCACTACGGCGCATGTTCTGAAACTTGGGGACTGTATGACCAGATGTCATAATGCCTTCTTTATCTCTCTCAGGTTTTTTATTTACAGCTTTTCTAACCATTATAGTCTCCTATTGCATTGTACTGTTCATTCGTTCAAGGAGTTGAGAGTAGAACTTTTTATCTTCCGGGTCAAGATCGTCATAGCTATCAACGGGGGTTTGATAGTGTGAGGAGGCCAGCGCAAGGGCTAAATCCGTATCTGCGAGGGTTTCTGTCACGTCTCTGTTGTTTATGGTCTGCATGCCAAAACATTTAGTAGCTATACCAATTGCCGCAATGCGTGCACCATCATTATTCTTATCATTCTCAATTTCCTTCTTCAACTGGACTTTAAGGTATTCAGGGGATAATTCTTCCGGCTTAGTTTTCTTGTCAGCCTCAAAGAACTTAATCAATTCCTCCTGGATACGAGAAGTCCGTAATAATCTTGATGCCTCGGTTAAAATATTAGCATCCGTCATACCGTCACAACTATACCCGGCGCGGTAAGATTCCCCCACCTTACGGGTCTTTACATAATGATCAAAGAACGCCTGCTGTCTCGCTGATAAAGGTTTTAACATTTAAATCTCCTAAGCAGAGTATCCACCAAAACCCATACAATGTAAAGGTTTCAATAACTAAGTGGTTTCAGAAATCGGTGGATGTATTAGGGGTATATAACAACCCATCCTACCCCTTGAGGGGGGGTGCCCCCTCCTAACATCACCTACCTACCCTCACTCCATAGTAATCACAACCTCCACCAAAAGCCCTTTAAATACGCTACAATATGTATTAATATCAATGAGTTACTCAGGGCTAGTGCAAATAGAGAAAGGTTTTATCAAACGCTTTCAAAGATGTTTATGTATGGGATGATTTAGTACTTTACCTACACTTAAACTACATTAAACCTATACTTATTGCCATTAAGCTTAAGAGAATGATTGATTAGCTTGGGGATTTGTTGGGGAAATACATTTTATCACCCCCTTACCCCCTCTTATCTGCTTGTGTGAGAATGTTGTCAAGCCCTAAAGCGACATTTGAACCTATGTGGTTCGTAAATAGTTTATATATCAAGCTATTGTTATATAAGGAT